GTATATGACACCTCGACGTTGGCCTCTTCCGCTTCCGGCTTGTAGAGGGTGATGGTGCCGGATGCTGCCGCCGCGTTGAAGATGCTTTCGAGGGCCTCGGTCACGATCATTTGGTAAGGCTCAATAACTTCGGTGGAGAAGATTTCCTCTGCGGTCTTGAGCTCCAACCCTCCACCCAGTTTGCCCGGAGCCATGACCCCGAACATCATGGGCGAAGTCACTCGGTGCCCGACCATGATTTTGGCCACTACCTCCTCGGAGAGGAACTGATATTGTTTGTCGGCATCGGAAAGCGGGAACGGCTCGAAGTCAGGTTTGCGATCGGGAGAGTCTGAATACGTCACAATGAACTTGCCCGCATTCGTAGCCCCGGCCAGTTGGCGCTCGATGTCGTTTCTGATTCTCAAGCGCTCCTCTTGCGCTGGGACTCCATTCTTGAAATGAATGGTGAACGAAGGGGCCAACCCGTTCTTGATATTGTTAATGTGGTATTTGCCGATTTCCTTGTCAAGTTCGATGTAGTCGATCGAGCCAATGTAGTCGGGCTTGGGGTAGTAGTAGGAACCGGGAGAGAAGGGCTTGACGTACAAGATTTGTACGGGGTAGTCCACCGAGTCGGACGGGTCAAACGCACGCACGGTCTCCGGCTCCATAGACTTGTCGCTCCAGTCTTTAGAGTAGTAGTAGAAGTTGACGTTCTCGTCCTCGTCCACTTCGGCGCTACGGATGTTTTCAAAGGGGCAGTGGCGAACCTTGGAGATGGTGCTTCGGTCGATGGAGTACACCACCTCCATTGCGAACCCGCCTTGTATCTTCAGGTCGAGGCACGCCTTTCTGACTTCATCTTGCAAACCCCACTCCTCAATCTTCAACCGCGCCTCCAACGTGTCGGCCTGGACGCCGTCGCCGAAGATCATGTAGGCAATGGAGGTGCAGAGGGCGTTGTGCGTCGCGCTGGACTTGTATAGATCGATAAGATATTGAGGAAAGAGGTTGTCGTCGCCGTAGTTTACGAACCCCTGATTCGAGGGCTTCTCGGCGTACGAACGCTCTTGGTATTCTTTGAGCTTCAGTAATTCCATGTCATTCGTAATATATGACGTTGTCTGGTATGGTGACGTTCGGGATAGTCCACGGGGCCTCGTCGCTCACTTTGCACGAGCCCACCTCACACACGCCCACCACCGCCGCGTCATCTGGGTCGAGGTTCGAGTCGGAGTTTTGGCCGTAGATAGTGTAGGTGTAGAGGCCCGATTCGGTGATAAGCAACTCGCCGTTCACGGGGTCGTCGTTGCCCGTTGGCAAGTCCGCTTGGGTATATCTCTCGTTGTCGTATTGAAAGTTAAAGACGCAAGCGAACTGCTCCTCGGTGGCCTGATTCGTTAAGACGAAGAGGTAGTCCGTAAACGCAGCAAGAAACTTCCTCGCCTCGAAGGGGGTGACGTAGACAATGTTGGAGTCAGAATTTGGGACGAGGTGAATCATGAGTCTAAATAAAAAAGGGGAAGGCCAACGCCCTCCCCCTCCTTGTAACAATAACGGCCTAAGGTGGCCCGGTATTTTCGCAGTCTTACGGTGCAGCCGTGATCGTGATGTCTTCGTCACTTGGTTCGCCTGAAGTCAAGGCCAAGAATGGAGCTGGTGCCACCTCCTGTGCGCTGAACTCCAAAGTGAATCCGTTTTGGTCTCCGGCAGCCGTACCCGTCTGGGCCGTTCCGCCTGAAACCTCAACGCCGTTTTGGTGTCCCATGACAAACCAGTTGCCGTTGTTGTCCTCAACCAAGACGGCCATTCGGCCTTTGACGAGGTTGGAGATTTCCGTAATGTCGGAGGCGGCAGCTTTATTGAATGTCACCGAGCAAACTTGATCAAAGAAGACCGTACCTGCGGCGAGGTCGGACGTAATTGTCTGACTCAAAGAACCCGAACCGCGCGTCATGTCGTAGGTGTAAAAGGTGATGGCTTCGGTCGCACCGGCCACCTCACCGGCGCTGATGCTTTCCCAAACTCCGTCAATCCATTCTGCCACGTAGATACGCTTGATTCCACCGAGGGCGTCCTTACACCCTACACCGCGTCCTGTCAATGTTAAATCGCAAGCCATGTTTTTTTAGGTTTAGGGAGAGGCGGGGGAGCCCCAAGGCCCCCCGTTGTCTCGGTTAATTATTAAGCAGGGATTGCTGTACGCCACACGCTCAATCCGTCGAGGTCGACAACTTGCGTACCTCCGCTGAACTGCATGATGACGCGAGTCACGTCGTCGCCGGTCACACCTGTCAAGTCCAAAACAGACGCTTGGATGTGGTCAGTCAAGAGGTTTGTACCGAAGTACAAGTTGTCAATCTTGCTGCACAACAAGGCGTTGTCAGGGAAGCCACCGGGAGTGATGATTTCGTAGCCAGCGTAGCGCGTAGCCAACCCGTCATTCAAGAAGGGCAGGTTGTATTCAGCAGCAAGGGCTTGGTAGTACAACTGAGCCGATCCACGAGACATGAAGATTTTGGTGTTCGGGTCGCCAGCAATGGAAGCGGGCGCACCTTCAGCACCTCGGGTCAACAATGCCAATGCGTCCAAGATGCCCACGGAAACATTGGTTTCCGATTCCACTGCCAAAGGAAGGACCGCAACTGTTTCGCGGTCTGGTGTTCCGTCAACGATATTCTTCATGATACCGTTGAATGCTGTGTAGGTCGCAGCTTCTCCGAGGTCGTCGGTAAAGTTGCCGGCCCAAATGTTGTGCTCCACAGTCTCGGCGACCTTTGCGGCGACGTACTGAGCCGTATAGGTCACGAAGTCGGCGGGTGCTCCGTCGTTCTGTGAACGAATCAAAGCTGACTCCCACGTAGCGCGGAGGTCGGCGTTACACACCTGTTCGTTGACTTTGAGTGCAGACGCTTCGAGGACGGCTTCGCCGACGGTCAACTGACCAGAGGCAGGGGTTGAGAAAGCGCAGTCGTCGTTGGCTTGGATAGCCGCACCGGAGAACTTCCGGAGAACTGCTTTTGAGTGAACGTTTTCGAGTACGGAGATGTACCCGTTTGCGATGGTGTCGGCTGCGAGGATAGCGGCAGACACGTATGGACGCGCTGCTACCCCATTGTAAGTACCGACGTTTACTGTGGCGTTTTCGCCGAACTTGTAAAGACTCATTACTTTGAGAATTGATTGAGGAGAACGTTAACGCGCTCCGAAGTTGAAAGATTCGTGAGGTCTACGGGCTCCGCCTTTGGGGTCGGGGCTGCGTGCTTCAAGCCAGCGTCGGCGGCTTGCTTCTTCATCGCTTCAAGTTCCGCTTTGATGGCAGCGAGCTCGACGGCGACGAGGTCTTCTTGGGGTTCTTGTGCGGACATTTCTTCTTTGTCCTTGTCCTTTGCCTCGACCTCTTCCTCGACTACCTCTTCAGGCATCGCGTAGATTTCGGCCACGGCTGCGGCAATTTGTGCGGCGACCTCCTCGCCCAAGTCGGGGAAGCGGTCTACGAGCATGGCCAAGACCTGCTCTTCGTTCATTTGTACTTGCATGTCGTTTGGTTCTTCTTGTGCGAGTTTCTTACCGGGAGCGGGCTTCTTTGGAGCCGGCTTCTTTTTTGCAGGCGCCTCCTTCGATGGTGCGTCATTTGCAGGGGCCTCCTTTGCGGGGGCCTTCTCCTTGGTCTTGGGTGCGTTGCCGTCGGCTTTGCCGTCAGGACCAACCTTGCCGTCTCGACCTTCTTTGCCGTCGTTGCCTTTGCCTTCGATGCCGGCGACCTTGCCGCCGTCGGCGATCTTGAGGACGCTTCCGTCTTGCAAGGTGTAGTCACCCTGTGGGAGGGGGATGCGCTCCCCTTCGTCGTTGATGATGTACGCTTCTGCGCCTTCGTCAAAGTCGTCGGCGTCAGTATAGATGACGGTGCCGTTTTCGAGTACGGCTTCGGCAAGTTCGGTACGTGGCTCCTCCGTCACCGTGAGGTTGACGTTGAAACGCTGGAACACTTCTTGCACACGTTCAGAGATAGTCATGGAGGTCCTTTTTTGATATAAGTTTTTCAAACCCTCATTCCTGAAGTTTGTTGTCAAATTCTTTCTCGATGGCCTTGAGGAGCTCTTCGTTTAGCTTGGACTCGGCCCAACGTCGGGCGGCCTTGCCACCCCACAAGAGGTACGAGATAGTCCCACACGCCGAGGTGTCGCCCTCGTCGTAGTATTCCTCCGCCCGTGCGAGATATGAGGCCATACGTTTCACCGTCTCCAAAGACACGGGCTCGCCGTTGGCGAGTTGCTGCGCCCGGACCTTGCCCGTTTGCGTGGCACACTTGTTGCCGTTCTTCTCGTTCAGTTCGATGCCACGGCGTGCGTTGTTGCGTACGCTCTCGGGGTAGTCGCTGAACGATTCCATGACAACGCGCTTGCCTGTCTTGGTGCGTCCGTCACCCTTTACGATGGCCCTTGCAAGCTCGGCGAGCATCTCGTCCTCGGCGTTCTTCTTCATCTTGTCGACGAAGTAGCCCTCAATGGAGAACCCTTTGACCTTGCCCTCTTTGACCCACTCTTGCCAGATGGCCTCGTTATCCACCTTAACGGCAACCATCCATGTACCTACGGGCACGTCCAGACCATACACGCGGCTCTTGTCCTTCTCTTTGTCCTCGACCATCCACGACTCGATGACGGTGAGGCCGTTGATGTTGTGTTCGTGTTCGAGGGTGTGGTTGGTTTGGTTGCCGTGCTTGAGATAAAGTTCGGCTGCCTTGCGTACGGTGCTCTTGGAGAAGTAGACGTAGAACTCGTCGTCGCCGTTCTTTCGGTAGATTGGTTTGTCGGGCACGAGGGCCGGGCCAATCAAGATTCTTTTGTCGGTGTCGGCTTCGGCAAAGTCGACCCGCGCCTCTTTGAGGGCGACGAAGTCGAGCTCGATGGCGGGACGATCCACGAGGGAGATGGCGTCAATGCCATACAACTCCGCGTCTTCGTCGATGATGAGTTCTACAATTCTCATAGTGCTGCTTGTTCTTGGATTTTTTGGTCTGCTTGTTGGGCGTTGCTTACGTTCTCGGAGATGACGTACGCTTGAATTGGTCCCTCTTGTATGGCACCTTCGCCCAAGAAAGAGAGGTCAATGGCTGGGGGTTGTGTTCCGCCTTCCGCTCCGGTCGGTGTGCTGACACCACCAAGTCCACCCGTCGATGCCGTGGGCGCGGAG